ATTTTGTGGCCCTCTCCTGAATTTTTGCTTTGTTGTCAAAGTAGTCAAATACTTTAGAGCCAAGGGCAGACAACTCTTTGCCGTTGGCAAGGGCCGTTTTGATCACAGCAAACGCAGCATTTGCAGCAGCAATTTCTGCAATCATCGCAACACCTCAATAAATACTTTGGCGCACCAAACGATAAACCCAACAAGAAGGGCCGCAGCGATAAAACTGCTGGCCCATTCTTTCATGATCAAAAGCCAAACAACTTTTTAACGAACTCGGCAGCAACTCCGGGTCCAAACATCACCAAGGCAATTACTGCGTAAAGCAAATACTCTATCTTGGTCATGCGCTTGGAGCCATCGTCAAACCGAGCCTGAATGCCTTCGTACCGTTGAGCACAGACAGCCTCATGGACACTTAGGCGTTTATCAGTCTCCGTAGCGAGTTCGTGGACTTCTGACATGCTTAACCTTCAATACTTTCTGCGACCTCAACATTCTCAGTTGCTTGCGTAGATTGCTCTTGCAATGACCTCTTGAGCATGTCCAAGAATGTGTCTCGACCAACAGAAAGCTGGTCAAGGTTAAACCGTGCAGATGCTACTTTGCGTTCCAGATCAACAACGTGGTTCAAAATAACCTTTTGCTGCTCGTTCAGCTTTTCAACATCGTACTCAACGCCATCAATCATGAGCTGGGGGTTTGTGTTGTTTCCCATTTCATTTCCTTTTGTTGTGCCGCCATCAAAGGCTGGCGGCTTGCCTTAGTTGATGCGGTAAACAATAAATGTGTTTGCCGCCGTTCTGCGAATCCTAAACTGTCCAGAAATGTTGGTTGCAACAAGGGTTCTACCAACAATTGTCACGCCAGTATTTGCCGCCATAGTAATGTTGGCTGGCACTGAGTTGATGACATAAAAATCATACCCAAGGTCAACAGAACTCCAAGGGATAAGCGTTTCTAAAGTTGTCCCAAGAGGCAGCGTAACCGTATAACCTGTTGCACCCGTTGTGTTAACTATTTGCGCCTGAATGTCTGCGTTTGTTAATGTTGCCGCCGCAGTTATCGTTGTTGGCGTTGGGCAGTAAACAACCGCTGCGCCAGAACCCATCTGCGAATTACCTGACGGGTCAAATGATTGACGGACGTTACCAGCCCCATCACTCAAAACAATCCAGTTGCTACCTGTTGCGGAAATCGGTGCGGCAGCGCCAGTGTAGCTGCCAAGGATGACGTTGTTGGAGCCAGTAGTAATGTCACTGCCAGAACTTTGACCAATTGCAATATTTAGGTCGCCAAGATTGTTAACTAAAGCTGTATGTCCAATTGCAGTATTAAAGCTGCCAGTTTGATTGTTATACAAAGCACTAAGGCCTAGCGATGTGTTGCTATTGCCTGATAAGTTTAACCCTTGCGAGTTATTTCCAAAAGCTGTATTACTCGATCCATTTACGTTAAAAAGTAGTGCGTTATAACCTACCGCAGTATTAAATACTCCTGTGGTGTTAGACGTTAATACACTTGCTCCAATTGCGGTGTTGTTTGCGCCTATAGTGTTGCTAGTTAGAGCTGACGAGCCAACTGCCGTATTAGCATTCCCTGAGTTTGCCGCCAAAGCGTTAAGACCGACAGCCGTATTTTCATTGCTGGGACTAACACTAAAAATATTTACTTGAGTTCCAGATGCATCGCTGGTGTAGATTTTAAAATTTGCCGACTGAAATCCTGTTCCCGTATCAGCCCATCCCAAGTAACCGCTGTAGTTTGTAAACGGCGCAGCAGTTCCAAGGTTGTCATAAAAACCTTTTGCCCGAATACCGACAAATTTTGCAGTTGTGTACGTTCCAGCAAATGGGTTGTTTATGTCAACAAAGTAATCTGAATCGGCTTGGTAGTTTGCCGATACGTTCCCGTTAACTGCTGTGGTGGTTGTTGAACCCGACACAGCGGAACCAATATTTATGTTTGTGGTTGAACCGGATACACCCGCAGTTCCAAAATTTATCGTTTTGGTGTTTCCGCTTAATGTGGGTCCAACCCCAATATCCAATGTGTGCGTTGCCTGTGATCGGTCAACCGTAATGGTTCCGGTTTGAGGTATTGCTCCAATCGTAATTGTTGCAGAGTTGGTTGCTGGAATAATTGATGTCTGACCCGTAAATGTCTGACCAGTATTGGCAAGCGTTGCCAGCGTTCCTGTGATGGCTGGAAGGGTGTGCGTGACACTTGCAGCCAACGTATCGGTGGTGATTGTTGCCGCAAAAGAACCTGTACCACCTGCCCGTCCTGCAAGCACAATTGCATCCTGTGTTGCAGCGGCTTCTGAACGAACGGCGTTGGCTGCACGGAAGGTTTGAGCGGCAGTGAAGGTCTGAGCGAGTCCAAGTCCTGCCAGAGTTTGACTGGTGGACGGGAACGTCATGGTGGTGGACGCGCCGCTGAATGCAATTGTTCCAGCGTTGGTATTGATGGTCAGCGTCCGAGCGCCGTTATTGATGCCTGTGCCGCCATAGGTAGCGCCAATCACAGTGCCCTGCCATGTGCCCGTTGCAATGGTCCCTACGCTGGTGAGAGAAGAGCCGACGACAGACGTTCCAAGGGCCGTGGCGCTCAACACGTCCACGTTGTTGATCTGGTAGGTATCGCCAGTCACCAAAGACAGACCAGTAGATTTGAATCGAGCCGTTTCAGCCGCAGTTGCACCTGCCGCCATCAGCTTGACCACCAAGTCAAAGTCTTCTGAAGTTGCTGTCACGTCTGTTGTAACAGCCTCAATGGTTGCGCCAACTTCAGTGTTTCCTGCGGAGGTCTCAGCAGCAAACTCCAAGCCCACGCCAATGCCGTTGGCAGGAGTGCCAGAAGACTGGCTGTCCAAGCGTAAGACTTGCGTAACTGTGTTGGTGGCAGCAGAGGTAAGTTGTACTGTAGGCTTGGCCGCAAACGTGGAAGTGGCGTTGACGGTTAAGGTGTCTGCCGAGGCATCGCCAATGGTCGTGTTGCCCGTGCTAGAGAGCGTGGTGAATGCGCCCGTGCTGGCCGTGGTTGCCCCAATCGACATGTTGTTGATTGTGCCGACGCCAGTAGAGGTCAGGGTAAGCGTGGGCGTGTTGCTTGCTGTGAGCGTGATGAGGTTGGTGTATACCGCACCGTCCACGTCATAAGCGGCAAGCGACAGTGTGTTTGTGGCAACCTTTGCGGATTTAAGCTGCGTGCCAGTCACATAGGAGGCAGATTGGGTAATGGTGTCCGTGTCGGCATTACCAAAAATCATGCTGCCTACAGTGGTCAAGCTGGTAAATGTCACCGCTGTGTTTTGCAACGCAACTTGGAACCAAGACATGGCTGTTGTGCCAAGCGTGTCAGTTGACTTGAATGTGGTCGCAAACTGCTCACCGCCGTTCGTCGATCCAGAGACAACAGAGATGATTCGGCTGGCAATCTCAGTAGAGCTGTTGGCATCAATTGAACGAGTCCACGCTCCCACTGCGGCAACATACACGCCGTTGTTTTGACTCAAGGTTTGGTCTTTGACCAGCACGCGCTGACCAGCAGTCACCGTAACGCCATCAATTGTCAGCAGGCCCGACAAGGATGCCAAGTTGGTTGTGGTGGCAACAGTTACCGCAGAAACCGAAATGGAGCTGCCAGAAGAAAGAATTTGAACAGCGCCCCCACTGTCCTTGTAGTACAAGATGCCGTCGCTGGTGTTGATCGCCAACTCACCGTTTGCAAGATCGCCAGCCAACGGAACACTGCCGGGGGTTGTACTGTAGTAAATCTGAATGGGGGTAAAGCCTGACTGTGCCATTTTCTGTCCTTAAATTTATGGGGTAATGACCTTGCCACCATACGCTGGAGACTGGTCTTCAACACCGTCCAACGCCAGATCTGGCCTCGGAAATCTTATGGTGATTTTCTCCGTTTTTCGAGCAGGAAGTCGGTAAGGATCAAAATCATCTGCGCAGCCTTGCCCACAGACAAGGAGGCCGGGAAAGTTGGGGTCGTTGCGAGACTCGGCATGTGGGCGCTTCATTTTGCACCTGTCACACACAAAGATCGCTATATCTGACATCCCTGTGGTGTCAAGGAACTTTGGCATGATGTCACCTTGTGTAAACGCTGATGTTCATACGGTTCTCCCTTGCGCCATCAAAGTGGCGCAACGTGCGTCACGAGAAACGCCAACATACCCCTGCGACATGAAGTCAGAGTGATCTTTGGCTCTAATCCAGTAAACGGAGCATGTCATCTTGTGTATACCCCTATCGCTGGCGCAAAGTAAATAGGCGACTTATCTCGCTCTTCTTGCTCGGCAAGGTTGAAGGCTTTTTCGGCCTGAGCTTCCAAGTACAAGATCCGCTGCATGTCCACGCCGGGTAGCTCTAAGGCCATCTGGTGCGCCAGCATCGCTTGGATGGCATATTGCCACCGCTGAGGGATCTCAAGCTCATTTGTGAGCGCACCAACGTCCATGATCTGGCGGGAGTACCACACAGTCATCTGAACGAAAGGGTCCGACGGGACGGGCCACAGGTAAATGGATGCCTGCGGGATGGTTCGGTCAAACCAATACTGAAACGGCTGGTTTGCCGTGAAATTCTTGTTCGGCAGGTTGGTGTAGTCGTCCCGGTTCAACCGAGCCATGGTGATTTCCGTGGCGTTGTTGCCAAAATACAGCTCTCGCACACTCAAAGTGTTGCCGCCGGTCTCGCGCATACGGTAATACTGAGTGTTTGCGCCTGTTTCAATGTCGTACCAGAGCCATTCACCATCCACCCAAGCGGTCACGCCGGGGGCGTAGAGCGATGTCCACATCACACCGTCATCAGACACCTCAAAGACCACGTTAAACGAGCCTGTGACCCCCGGCATGATGCCAATTGAGCCAACATAGACCGTGTTGTCAGTGCCGTAATCGACAGCAATGTTGCCGTTTGGGGCGCTCTGGGTGCATTTGGTATCAATGTCGCTGTCAAAGGCGTTTGCAGCCACCCCCGAGGATGCTGTGTAGCCCCCGGTAGAGTTGGGCGTAGGGCGGTTCATGCGGCGATACAGGGCCTGCAAGACGTCGTTGCCACCCACGGGCAGGTCATAAACCGCTTTGTCAGGCTGAACGCCGTAAATCTTCTTGCTGATGCACCAATATTGAATCCCCATGTTGATGAGGTTGGACAGCAAGTAGTAAAGCGACTCTCGCGCCGAGATCTGCTGCTCAGAAGTCAGCTCCTCGGCAAGCTTTCCAGCCCGACGAGCGCCGTGATCAATGTATGTTTGGACATTGATGACCGTTGTTCCGACTGTTCCTGAGTACGCCATTGTTTTTCCTTGTCAGCATTTCCACCGTTGCAGGGATGCCTTTGCTCTTGGCGCATCCCCCTTGGCATGATCAACCACGCCCTGCATTCTTGCGCAGAAAGAGTCCTTGCGACTGCCGCCTTGGGGCTGGGGGGCCTTCAGGTTCGATCCAGTCTCCCGGTTGTATTTCTCACGGCCCTTTTCGGTCAAGCCAGCACCACGAGAGACCGGGAGTTTTTCACCGCGACCGACAGCAAGGCTTGGACCGCCTTCCTTCTTGCTTACTGTTTTGGCTGACTCTCGGAAGGCTTTAGCCGTTGGCGCACCTTCGCTGCCAACTCGCCGCATTTTTTCCCCAGAGCCTTCAGCAATTCGCTCACGCTTTGCATGAATGTTTTCATAAAGACCACCATTCTTGAATTTTTTACCCTCGTCGGCCTTTGCAAACTCTTTGCCGACCTTTTGAGAGATGCCTACCTTCTTGGCGAACGCAGGATTGTGCGCAACAGCTTGCATCAAGCGGTGCTGGGAAGGTGATTTGCTTGGCATTACGGACCCTCTTTGATCAGAACCAAAATAAACATGGACGAGCAGGCGTTGTTGTTGGAGCTTCCAATCGCCGTCGCCTCAAGCGTGGTTTTTTCTGGGACAGCCAGAGGATACTCAAACGTGTAGTCGGCAACACCGTTGTTGATGCTGGTGACTGCGGCGGTGCGCCGGATGTTGTCTGTGCCTCTGGTCAGCAATCTGCCCTGAACCTGATTGGAACCGCCTGCCTGACCAGCAGAGAACAATCCCTGAGAAACATAAGCTTTGTAGCCAGCAGGAACAGTGAAGCTGCCTGTGATTGTCGTGTTGTAGTCAAACTTGATGACATCGTATGTGGTTGCAGGAACACCCGCAGTCACTGTTCCTGTGCCGATGTAGATGTTACCAGCCGCGCCATTCCCAGAGCCTGCTGTTCCCACATAGGCGTAGTTCACGCGAAGCAGTGATGCGGTCATTGTCACGGGCGTTTGACCGTTCAGGGTCACGGTTTCACTGACCTCGTTATAGTTGGCATCCAAGCCCTCCACAACGACCGTCCGAGCACCAGTTCCTGCGCTTGTATCGTCTGCGCTTGTGGAGCTGACAGTCATCTGAAGCGCAGCCACTGGAAACGTGATCAGGCTCGGCAAAGGCCAGACGGAAACCTGACTTGTGTCCACATCAGGATTGAAGCCAAAGACCGTCACATTTCGGTGACCTTGAATCTGGCCGCGAGAAACCTGAAGCTCAAAAGGCTCAAAGGCTCCTTGGCGCGTGATGGAGGACAAAGTGGTTGCCATGGCTTAACCGCAGAAAATTGTCACTGCCGCAGCGGTGGGCAGCGTCACATGAATATTGGTGTTAAACCGGATGCCGTTGCCGGGAATGATGTTGGCAAACGGGTTGTTTGTGTTGGCCGGAATGTTGAACTTCAAAAGAACAGTTCCACCTGAGCCGCCATCACGAAAAATAACTTCACCAGCAGTGCCGCCAGACAAAGCCTGATAGCCAGCAAGGTTCGTTGCGCCTGCATAAATTGTCCCTGTCGCATCAGCGTGCGCAGAGAACACATTCGTCAATGTTGACATCTAAATCTCCAGATAAAAGCAGGGGCCGAAGCCCCTACCTTGTTTTAGCAGACTGCACCGCCACGCTTTTTGCCGGGAGTCACCGTCACCGATTTCTCAGTTTTGGTGATGGACTTAGGCTCTTTGTCAGAACTTTGACCCATCCCGATCATGCGCTTTGCGCCTTCAAGAAGCCGCTTTGGAGCGCCAAGAATCATTTCCCGCATCTCTTCGTTCTCAGCACGCTCTGCATTCTTTTCAGCTTGCATACGAGCGTTCTCACGAGAAATAACTGGGTCGTAATCACTTGAACCGCCGCCAGCCATCTTCTTGACTGTGCCGCCTTTTTTGAATGCGCCAGAAAGTTTGGAAATACTCACAGGTTTTGATGGGGGTTTATTCCCCTGTGGCATTTTTCGAGGGCCTCCGTCGTTTTGGACAGAGCCGCCCTCAGCAAACTTTTTTGCAGCACCGCCCTTCTTGAAACCGCCAGCATTGCCTTTGGTAACACCGCCAGTAGTCGTGCCAGTCAAGCCGGGTTTAGCGGTAACAACGTCAGAGGTTTTTACGCCGCCGCCCATTGCGTACTTGCCAATCTTGCCGCCTTTTTTGAAGCCGCCAGCATTGCCAAGCTTTACGCCACCAGTCACGTCAGAAGAGGTGTCAGGACGAGCCGTAGTCACGGTCGAGGTCTGAACGCCGCCACCCATCTTGTAGCCACCCGCATTGCCCATCACCACGCCGCCTGTAGCCAAGCCTTTGTGGGCTTTGCTGGCGGGTTTTGATGCATGAGACTTGATCTCGGACTTAACGCCCTTGATGGCCTTCATTTCGGCTTTGTGTTCAGCTTTAGACTCGCCGCCTTCTTTCATGATGGCAGGCTTGCCCATCATGGCTTTCTTGCGTTTCGCCATAGATGGTTTCTTAGGTGCAGAAGCCATATCCATGCCGCCACGAGGAGCGCCCAAAGATCCGGGCATAGTGGAATAAACTGGGATTTGATCCCCAGTCATGCCGCCGCCCATGGCCTTCTTAACAGCGCCACCTGTTTTCAGCTTGAGTTCAACTGAAGGCTCAGTGGTCTCCATCTTCACCATTGGTTTGAATTGACCCATGATGTGCCTCCTTAGACTTTCTGAGCATACACAACGGTCAAGCGAATAACCGCCTGAGTTGTGCTGATCGTGCCGTTGGGATCTGCCGTGATAACCACAGATTGACTGGTTCCGACGTTGGACATGGCTGTCAACTGTGCTGCCGTAAAGGACAACGCAGCGCGACCGCCTGCAAATACGTCAGTGGCCGACAGATACTGGGTTCCAGCAGCAGCCGTTCCAATCGTGACTGGGATTGTCGTAGCGGTTCCACCGCCCACAACTTCGTTCGTAACCACATCAACAAAAAAGTCAATGATTTGAGAAGAGGCTGGGATGGTGATGGTTGCGCTTGTCGCAGTTCCTGCGGCAGCGGTGGTCACGGTGGTGGTCTGGCTCACAACGACGAAGCCGCCGTCAGTGGTGTCAGTCAACGTGCCCGAACCTGTGCGCAGGGTAGAACCAATGTAGGTTTGTGCCATTGTTTTTTCTCCTATAGAGAATGAGGGCCGAAGCCCCCATTCGGATGATTAAACGCCGGGTGTACCGTACATTGCACGGGGATCAGTGAAGCCAACGTCGTAACGCTCTGTCGCCTTGTAGCGCATAGAGTCAGTCTCGAAGTCGCCTTCCATGGTCTTCTCCAGCTTGCGGCGCATCATGAGCTTCATGCCTTCAGGAGCGTCGGTCTGCACCCACCATGCGGTAGGAGAAGTCAAACGGCTGATGATTGCAGCGCCCTCGTCCAGCAAACCAATCGACTTGATTGGGTTGATGTCGTTGTTGGCGTTGCCTGCACGCAGCACAGACTTCAGCAGAACTTCGGCTTGCAATTCGTTGCCGGGGGCCACCACCAATTGGCGGGGAACCAGACGAATCTTTTTGCCGTTGTTGTCCACAGCTTGGCGAATTTGAATCAGCATCTGCTCAAGCGATGTCTGAGACAAGTTGGCGGCAGTGGTCAGCAAGTTGCTGAAAGTACCGTTCACGATGGGGTGAGAAGCGGAGTTCAGTTGAACGCCGTCACCACCGGGGTAGGAGCTGTTGAAAGCACGGTTCAACACGTTAGCCGACAGAGTTTCTTTGGTTTCAATCAAAGACTGTGCCAAGTGACGTGCATAAACCTGACCGATACGGATGTGGTCGCCGTCTTCCACCAACACTTTGGTCAACGCAAAGGCCAAGCCATACACGTTGTACACGTAGCGTTTCAGGAACAGGACACCACCTTGTTGGTACGTCACAGGAGAGCCGTCAGGCAACTGTGGAGCCGCACCGAAACCGTACAGGACGGGTTCTTCGTGGTAGTTACGGGGGATGCCTGTTTCCTCGCGGAAAACTCGTGACCATTCGTCTTGGCGAAGGTCGTAGACACCATCAAAGCATTCGTTCAGAATGGGTTCGACAATACTGCGAAAGTCGGTACTGCGCATTGGAGCGGCCATGGTTCACTCCCTCCTTAATAAGCAACAATTGTTGCGACGTTCTGATGATTGGAAATCGTCACGCGCACAATTACATAAGAATCTCCCCAAGCATTGTCGGGGTACGGAGCAATGTCTACGACACGCATCTGGGCCACAGCAGTGGTGGTTCCAGTTGACACGCCAAGAGTTGCTTGAGACAGACCAGTGGTGGTCGAGCCAGCCGTTGCGTTGCTAAAGTCATACTGAGCGTTCAGCGCAGTTTGAGCAATAGTTGCATCGGACTGGATTTCATAAACGATGTTTGGATCGTTATAGAAATAGGCCACAACAGAGCCAGTCTGGAAGCTTTCGCTTGCAGGCCAGTAGTTAGAGACACGACGACGACCAGTAGAGTCAGTCCACTCAACACCAGCAAAAGCACCGACAAAAGCATCGCCTGCGGCGGCTACGTTGAGCCAGCCAGAAGCGTTGTATTTGACAGGTTGACCTTTGAGAATGGTGGTTCCGTAACCAACGTTATTGATGCCGCTCGTAGAGACAGCTTGAATGCCATTGGCAAGCGCCTGAGCACGATCCAAACCAGAGGGATGGAATGCGGGACGCAAGCCGAATGGAGCGTTTGTAGAAGACATAGTCTTACTCCTATTTCGGTGTCCTTAGCCTTGGAAAATTGGCATAGGGACAGATTGGTCAAAATTGCCAAAACCTTCGCCTTCAACCTGACCTAATGACTTGCCGGAGCTATCGCGTCTACCCTGAAGTTGCTCCACTTGAACTCGGACCTTGTCGGCTTCGTTCATTGGTTCTTCATGGTGCATGTGCAACATAATGTCTTGGTAAACATCCATTGGAAGTTTGCACAAGATCATTTCATTACATGCGATAAATCCAGCGTACTCACCTGCTTTTACACGGTAATTTTCGTAACCGGGATGTTCGTCCGTTTTCACAGGCACATACCCTTGACGAAACCGCTTTTCAATGGTGTCGTATGTATTAGTTGTTGATAACCAGCAAAGATGCCACCCCGGTACTTCGGGTGCTCTTGGCAGTGCGCTTTGGTTCCATTCATCGGTAAACATCTTGCGACGCTCGTTAGACGAAATGAATTTTTCCTGCGGCGGTTCACGGCCTGCATCCTGTGAAGAACGGGCTTCTCTACCACCAGCAGAAAGAGATTTTTTGAGACGTGATTCCATGGCTTAACCTTTAAAGTTTTGTTGACGTGCTTCAATTGCGTAACGTTTGATCATCTTGCTGCGCTTTTCTGGGTCATCCCAAAAACCCGCTTCCTTCATCGCAGACACTTGCTCCCGTGTCAGGGTGAAGGTGTTGCGGTTTGAGCCGCCAGATGAAAACTCACGTCCTGAGTCGCCCACAATGTTCCTTCTCGGTTTACCAGAGCTATCACTTCTCTCGGTATCTTGATTGTAACGATGCGGCAGGTAATTGCGCAAGCGTTTGTCAAGCTCTGTGAAGTACCCCGGATCAGAGGGGTCAAATCCTTCGTTTGTCAAAGCCTCGTCCAGCTTTTTGGCAATCTGGCTGTCCACATCGCCTAAGTCGGCGTTGAACCAAGAATTGCGCTCCATCCAAGTGTTGACGTTCCGCGCAACTCGTGGATCTGGAGGGATTCCACCCTCGTTCTGGGGGCGAACCGCCTGCTTTTTGAAGCCTTGGAGCTGCTCAATCTTGCGGCGGGTCTCGTACCACATGTCCTGAGCTTTGGTCAAAGCCTGACCATCCCGCGCAGTGGTCGCCTCGGCCAGCTTCATCTTGGCGTACTGAAGGCGCAACTCTTGGTCTTCAATTGCCTTGTCAAGCTGGGCCAGATCGGAAGCGTGGTGCTTCTTCTCCACGACCATGAGTCGCTCCATCAACTCTTGGTTCTTGCGCTCCAGCATTTGAAGTTTTACTTCCTTCTCGGCGCTGGACCGCTTGGCAAGCTCTCGCTTGGCACGACGCTTTTCACGACGTGCTCTTTGGTATTCAGTTTCATCAGGAGGGGCTACCTCGTCGCCGCTTGCGTCAACCTCGCCGCCTTCGGCATGGGTGTCGTCATCGTCGTCATGCTCGTCGCCCTGAATGTGACCGGGCAACTCAATGACAGCGGAGCCGTCCTGACTTTCGTTGACGACAATCTTCTCGTCGTCTTTGTTTTTTGTATCTGTGCTCATAGATAGGCCTTCATTGCTAGGGGATCACCAACAACCTTTGCAATGGCTTCATGGTCATTCAAGATCATGAACAATGCAGGGTCTTCCAAATCATCCTCACCGGGGACTTTTACTTCCCAACGGTCACCGCCCCACTTAGGGACTCGGATGTAGTCACCAGCAACGCACCATGAGCCTTCAGGCCAGCTCACCATGGTGTCGCGGTGTTTGAAAGCGAGGGGTCCAACTTCAATGACTTTCGCCACCATGTTGTTCCACTTCTCGGTTTCCTTGGTCTCTTCGATCAAGATAATCCCGGCACTTGTTGCCTTCTTTTTGGTTCGGCGCAGTTGCACCAAAATTCGTCCACCAAGAGGTTTCGCACCGGGTTCTACGCTCGGGAATGCCCAAGCCAACTCAGCTTCGCCAGAAGCTTCCAATGTGTTACTCATCGTCTCTCTCTTCCTTTAGCATTGTGTTTAATATTTCGTAGGCTTCTGCCAAGCCTGCGTGATGTCCCACCATGCGCATGTACACGTCCCATGAAGCAGCGTTTCCAGCCGCTAAGGATGAAGCTATTTCAGCTTGACGAGTCTTGATTGCGCCGATGAAATCAGAAAGGGTTTTCATTTTTGTTTTGTCGGCAAGCTTCCTTTCTTAGATTGCTGGGGGTTGCCCTTGGGTTGCAGGGAAGTGCCATCGAGCTTCTCGCCCATGGCAATGCGCTTGTGCATCGGAATGCCCATGCTGTCTTGCGGTTTACTGGTAGCCATTCATGTCTCCTTGAGGCTGGTTGGTGATTGCGGGTATCAGCCGCTCTTGCATAGCCCGTTGTACCTCTCGGTTCATCCGGGCCAATTCGATGCGTTCCTTGGTCTCGTTGTCGCCAATGGCAATGGCAAGCTTGAGCTGGTTTTCCTCGTTCGCCATAGCCATGTCGTCTTGATGCTGCTGGCCCTTGAGTGCCATCTCCTGCTGATCCCGTGCAGCCCTGCGCTGAGTCTCGGCCATACTGGTCTCCTGAAGCACTTTGGCCTCTGGAGGCAGTGGAGGCTGCGGGGCATACTGCTGGGCAGCTTGGATCATCTGAGTGATCACAGGCATGATTCCAGAGAACACCTTCTCGCTGTCCATGGAAACGTGCTGAGAGGCCAAGGCATACAGCTTGTCGATACTGGCCGTGAAGCGGCTGTCCTCGTACTGCTGGACCGCCTTGTTGTTTTCCTTGTTCACGTACCCGTTCATGCGTTGCAGATACCACAGCGTCAAGTGCTGCTTGATGTGCTCCAGCAGGGTAGGCACGAACTGAGGGGCCATCAACGGGTTGGAGCCGAAGATTGGGTCCTTGCCAAAGTCCAAGTGGGCTTGCAGGTGCGCCAAGTGGTCTTGGGTGATGAAAGCAAAGGCTGGTTGGCCCAAAGCCATCGCCACGTTCTCGTCGGCTGGGCTGCGTTGGTCGGTCGGAGGGGTGTTGACCAGCAGTTCGTTGATACCCGCCACTTTGATCTGCTTCAGGAACCGCTCAATCACAGCCTTCTGGTTGAATTGCTGCGGGTTCTTCTCCATGATCTGCATGACGGCCTGAATCTGGGCCATACGCTGGGTCTCGGAGAAGATGTGCGGGTCAGAGACAGGCACAACGTCCGTGTTCTTGGCAAAATCCTCTTTTTTGATCTCCAAATCGGCTATCAACTCGCCTTTTCGCTGGTCATCCAAGTACCAACGGTTCAAACGGGACAGGATTTTGAGCACTCGGGCTTGGCTGGAGTGCAAACGGGCGTGGATAGAGCTGAAAACAGCCGCTCCCTGCTCAATCAGGGCCTGCGTCGTGCCAACAGGGGTGTTGGAGTTCACGTCAGCGATCTTTTCCTCAGCCGTGGTGACCACGCCCTTGGCAGCTTTCTCCAAATAGCCCATTAACTGGAACAAAACCGGACTTGGCGGGTTGAACGGCATGGGCATGGCGATCTTCTTGATGTCATCGACACCGGGAGCGCCCTCAATCTCGGCAATTTGCGTGACTTCCACCTGCTGCGACTGCCCAGAGATCTTGGCTCCTTTGAGCTTGAGCATCGTTGCCGTGTTGTTGATGTGCGCAGAGTCCAGCAAGGCCCGTAAAGCCCCGGTAAGTGCCGCTGAGAGGCCACCAATGAGGTGCGGCAGGCCAACAGCATAGGCTCCGCGCCATGGAATGAACTTGAATTCGACAATCCAGTCCAATTTGGTCATGGTCTCGTCGCCTTCTTCCCAGTTCCGGTACAGGCCAATGACTTCGTTGTCCAACTCGTCAATCATCAGGATGTAAGGAGCCATCTCACCATCGGTGTAAGGGTCGTCATCCAGCTCAAGCCATGTGTAAATGTGGAAAACGGTGCGCAAGCCGTCCTCGTTGTCCTCAAACTTCTTGCCTTCGATCTTGTTGGATGCCTTTTGAGAAGCAGTTTGATCGGGTTCCATCGTGGCGCGGATGATGTCAACGTCCCGGTACAGACCACTGGCGATGCGACGCTTGAACTCAAATGAAGTTATCTCGTGAACCTCAGTCACGCGCTGGGCGGTGTAGAAGTTCGCAGCCGAAAACGGCACGTAAACCCGGTCAATCGGCAGGAATTCGCAGCATGGACGGGCTTTTTGCTCGTCGTACCAAAGCTTGATGTACTGGGAGCCGCCCAGTGGGAGCTGGGTCAGCATCTGTTCTTGCTCGTCGCGGAACTCTTCGATCTGCTCAGTGAGCTGCCAGTTCATGTAGTCGCGCTTGCGCTCGGCAACGCTGACTTTCTCCTCGGTCATCTCGCCCAAAATCTTGGTGCGGGTAGGACCGTCTGGCGGGAACATCTCTTTAATGGCTCGGGAGGCAAAGTCTACGCAGGCTTCGGCCATAACGGGGTGAACAACCTTGGACGCGCCGTTGAAGTTAGCGCCGCCGGGAGCATCGTTGCCCATGCCAGTGCGGCC